CACTCAGACCGCGAGCCCTTGAACTTGTCGGGGTCGTCGGGATCCAAGCCTTGCTGGATCACGACGCGGCACTGCGCGTAGCGCGTGTCGCGCAGCTCGGGGATGTCGTCCACCGAGGAGAAGCGCGTGACGTTGCCGGAGACCTCGACCGTTCGGCCAGAGAAGCCAGGGGCCACCGAGGCGACTTGCGGGGCCTTCGTGAATGCCTTGAGGTCGTGCCGGTCATCGCTGAACTCGACGACCAGCGCCAACTCCTCCACGCGCTTCTTGGCGCGCTTACGAGCATCAGGACGGTTTATCGTTCCCGGAAGCCGCATGATGCGATCGACGTTGTGGCACGAGTCGCCGCCGAGGACCAACTCCAGTTGCTTGTTCCAGAGCTTCGCTTCGTCGTACTGCTCGGCAGACCCGTCGAGCGGATCGGGCACCTTGAGCCGCCAGAAGCCCTGGTAGCCGCCGCCGGAGAACACGATGGCCGTGGGCTTCGGGATGCCCTTCGAGGTCGGATTCTTGAGAAGCTCAAGGATTCGGCCTCGCTCGGCGTCGATGTCCTCGCCCGCGCGCGGGTCGAGGTCCACGTGGAGCCAGGACAGCGCCTTGATGTGCTCGCGGCTCGGCTTCGTCGTGAGGTGCCGACGGCAGGGGTTGACCGTGAAGTAGATGTTGCGCTTGGCGCCCTGCTTCGTCAGCCAGTCGAGAAGCTGGCCGCCCTTCACGTCGTTGCCGCCGAAAGTGTCGGCTTCCAGCCCCCTCTTGTTCGGGTCTATAGCCACAAGCACCCATGGACCCCCTGGGAGCCACTGCTCCAGAAACTTCACAGAGGCGGCATAGTCCGGCTTGATCTTGCTCATCGCTTGCTCCTGGCTTTATTGGCGACGATCGTGGCTGCCACGCGGCGTTGTTCGGCTTCCGGGTCTCTCAGCTGGCGTAGGCGAGCATCACGCAGCTTTCGGGAACGTTCGGGGGATCGGTAGTTGTGAGCGGTCGCCGCAGCGCGGACCCGTCGCTCGCGGGCCTCGGGAGATGTATTCCTCCAGTGTTCTCGAAGAACTTGACTCCAATAGCTCCGCTCCCGAGAGGTCATCTGAGCCCAGCGGCGCTTGGTGGCTGCGACTCCAGCCGCGATCTTTTCGGACCGCTTATTCGCTCGGGCCACCTTCTCTAGTCGAGCCTGCTCCGCCGAACCAACCAACCGGCCCCCTGTGCCGCCCGTTCTGACGTTCAAGCATAGCCGATTCCGCACCTCACGCGGCCCGATCAAGGCCGCCTCGATCCTTGCGGCCTCCTTCCGCGTCTGAACCATCACGAGGATCAGCTTGGAGAACTCCTCCCGCCCGTACTTGCGGATGGTTCTGCGGAGAACCAGACCAGAGCCCAAGTAGGGGTCGTCACCTGGCCAGCAGCGGCAGCTCCTGATCCCGACGTACCAGCGGCCAGTCGGGGTGTGAATGGTCTTGTAGACGTAGTGGTAAACCTTGTTCATCGGGGCTCCGCGAGGGCCTGGGGTAGGCCCGCCTTGAGGTCTGCGAGGGAGGACCAGCGGTGGGTCGCCAGGTCCTCCAGGGCGGCTCGGCACTCGGTCCCGAGGTGCGCCGCCGCGTCGATCGCCCAGAACAGCAGGAACTCGGGCCCCACCTGGAGGAGGACGTGGACCCGTCCGCCCTTGTGGTGGCGCCGCTCGTGCCAGATGCGCTGCTCTTGTGTGTAGTGCTCCAGGCGCAGGGGCGTGCCTGCGCGCTTGGGCCAGGCGTACGCCGCCTTCAGCTCCAGCACCCCACCGATGTACTCCACGTCGGGGAAGCCGGGGTCAACGGGGTTCTCGACAGGCCTGGCATCCAGGCCTGCTCTGCGCAGGATCTTGACGACGTTCCCGCGCATCTGCTTCTCTGAAATCATCGAGCGTACCTCCGCTCGTTGTATTCCACACCAGCTTCGGCGAACATGGAGCGACCGAGAGCCAGGGAGTCGCCCCAGCGTTCCAAGAAGGAGGGACAAGGAGGACATACCACCCGCAAGATTCCTGCTTGTACCAGCAACTTGGCGCAATCGGAGCAGGGGGGGAACGGCCAGACATAGGCCGTTGCTCCTGTGACAGGAGTCACGCTGTTGAGGAGCGCGTTGGATTCCGCGTGGATGGTATACAGCAGCTTGAGGTCTCGATCTGACAGGCGTTCCGGGAGGTCGGACAGCTGCGCTGGCAGGCCATTATAGCCGGTACTCAACACACGTCGGTCCCGGACCAAGAGGCAACCCACCTGGGTTGACGGATCCTTTGACCAGGAGGCAACCAACGCCGCGACCTCCAAAAAGCGATGATCCCATTTGTCCCCGCGACGATCGGAGCAGCGTCCCCGCTTCACTCGGTCTCGGATGTTGTCTGCCTGTGTCCCAGCTACTAGGTGGTCAGGATTGACGCACAGCGGTGTATCGCAAGCGTGACGAATCACCGTGTCCTCAGGAATCGGACCATGGACTAGCGCATAGGAGTACCTGTGTGCCCTCACTGGGCTCCTGCGAGGCGGACCGAGCTTGAACTGGCCGTAGCCGGTGTTGAACCGGGTCCCACCCCAGAGCCAGCATCCAGGCCCGCGCTCGACCTTGCTCCAGAACCTCTCAACCTCGCTTTGCTTCATCTGGCTTCCTCAGCTCAAAGAACCCGCCCCAACGAGGGCGGTTGGACTGCATCCCCTCCCAAGCCCGATCTCGTCGGGCTTGGGAGGCGTAGCGGCGGAACACTGACCAGTGCTCTCCTGGGCCCTCGCATCACCCGTACTTGCCCTCCCGCACGCCCGCGAGTCGGCGCCACTCGATGGTCCAGGGCTTGTTCACCAGCACAGGCTCGCCCACCCGGGGTAGACCATCTCCATCCCGCCCAACCAGACGAGGGTGAGAGCGATGACTGTGGCGGTGCGTTCGGCGAACTTCCTCACACCAGCTCCTTGATCTCGGCCCAGTTGGGCCCGGCTTCTACGTCCACGCGGTGCGGCACCGAGCACGGCACCACCTCGCGCATGATCTGTGCGAGCTGTCGGCCCTCCTCGGGGCTCCAGATGGTCAGGTCCAACTCGTCGTGGACCTGGAGCTGGAGGCGGATCCCGGCTCCAGCGGCTTCTACCATAGCCGCTTTGGTCTGGTCCCCACTAGACCCTTGGATGACTCGGTTGAACGCCTTGTGCGCCCAGTCGTAGATGGGACGCCCGAAGCGGTCCATCCGCTGTGGGAACCGGCACTTGCGGCCGAGGACCGTGCGGACGTAGCCGTGCTTGGCGGCGAACTTCCCGCAGCGCTTGGCGGTTCCGCGAATCCAGGGCAGCGCGCGGTCGAACTGGTCGAGGAGCGCCTGGCCTTCCTCGCCAGCCACCTCGATCTCGCGGCCCAGCCGCTTCGAGGGGATCCACTTGGTGGGCAGGCCGAGGTCGTGGCACAGCTTCGCGCCGCCCATACCGTAGCACAGACCCAGGAAGATGTTTTTGGCGCGGGAGCGGTGCAGCTTCCGTGTGTCCTTGTCCCAGCCGTCCCAGGCAGCCTCGCCGTGGATCAGCTTGGTCATCATGTCGTGGTTGTCCGCCTTCGGGTCCGAGCGGTAGCGGTCGCCCGCGAGGCGCGCGCCGGTCGGCGCGAAGGAGCGCCCCGCCTTCTCGTCCGCATCCTCGAACCGCTCCGCCCAGTGGACGGCCCAACGGGGCTCCTGCTGCGAGAAGTCGAGGCAGGCCCACGTGCCGCCCTCGTCGGGCACGTACACCTTCCGCCACTCCGGGCCGATCTCCTCGTCACGCGCAGGCTCCTGCTGGAGGTTCGGGTCGGAGCAGGACAGCCTGCCGTAGCGGGCACCTCCGTCATCCTCCTGGCCGGGCTTCTCGGAGCGCAGCTGGTTGAACGTGCAGTGGATCCGCCCGTTGACGGCGTGCCGGCGGCGGCCCTCCACGAAGGTCCCGCGCAGCTTGTTGAAGCGCCGCGCGCGGTTGATCAGGCCACCGATCGGTCCGTGGAGGGTGTCGAGGAATCCCCGGGTCAGGGAGGGTTGGCCCGTGGGGGTCAGGGGGATCGTCACCCCGATCTGCCGAATGATTGGCAGCAGGGCCTGCTTCCGGTTGACGTCACCGATGCCCAGGAGGCGCCCCGAGGCGCGGTGCAGCTCGTCCAGGGCGTCCTGCTCCTCGCGGAGTGCCCAGCGCTCCACACGGTCCAGCTGGTCGAAGTCGATGCGGACGCCCCGGCGGCGCATCTTGAGGAGGACCGGGAGCAGGCGTGACTCCAGGTCGTAGATGGACCACAGGTCCTCGTCCTCCAGCAGCCGCTCCTGCTTGCGGATCAGGGCGTGGAGGGCGTGGGCGTCCTGCTCGGCGTAGGCTCCCACGTGCTTGGCGTGCAGTCGCCACAGGTCCTTCTTGGGGTCGAGGCCCAGGGCGGATGCGGCGGCACGCAGCATGCGCTCGTCCTTCCCGGGGAGCCCGTGGCGCTTGGTGATGACCTCCAGGTTGTAGGTGTACTGCAGCTCGTCCAGCAGGGGCTCCGCCACTTGGACATCGCGGTGGAACCGGATCTGGCGGAACGTCACCAGACGTTCCGCCAGATAGTCGAGGTCGTACTGGCCGTTGGCTGTGATCAGGTCGCCCTTGAACACCTTGGCCTGGTCCGCCAGGTAGGCGAACACCTGCGCCTCGTCGAGGTTGCCGCCGCCCTCGTGCCGCGTCGGGAGGTAGGCGCAGGGGCCGTCCTCGATCGAGAAGGACACCCCCACGATGTAGCCGTCACGCCTCACCCCCGGCCCGAGCGTCTTGAGCTGTGGGTCTCGCGTCTCGATGTCCACCGCGACCCGCTGGGCGTCTGCCCAGGAGGGGAGGTCCGCGAGTCGCGGTGCGGTCCAGCTGGACCTGGGAGTGAAGGCGGGGAGGAGCATCAGGCTGCGGGCTGAAGGACATAAGGCAACTGCTTGGGCGGGCAGTGATACTCGCGCCGGAAGCTGCTGTCCTTCAAGGCCTCCTGGAGGGAGGGGAGGTGGATCCAGAATCGACCACCGTCTTGTACCAGATCCGGTCGCAACGGGTGTCGTTTGGGAGCCCTCCAGGTGCGTATCAGACTCTTGTGTGACTTGTACGGCAACACAGCTGCCACCCAGCAGACATCGATCCACTCCGGCTTTTGGTTCAACTTCCGCACTGCCCGAAGGTAGTCCGAGTTGAAGCTGCGCGGCGGTTGGCGGTCCTCATGTCTCAGCACCCACCACCGGAAGTACAGGTATGGGACCCTACCCACGAGACGGCGGGGCGGGCGAACCTTCTCCAGGAAACAGCGCAGCAGGATCCGAACGGGCTGAACGTCCTCAAACCACTCACCACTCATTCGCCACGGGTGCAGGATATCGTGGAGTCGGCTTTCCCACAGGTCGCCGTCATCGTGTACTGCTCGGATAACGAGGCGGTGAGGATTTCCCGTCTGTAACTCCCGCAGGCGCTTCTCGGGATCCACGGCCTTTCCCACCTTGATGGGGCCGCCGCGCTCCGCCTGGATGAGGTACAGCTTGCGGCTCATCACCCGTTGTCCCTGTGCTTGAGGTTCATCCCGCGCGCCCGCAGCTCGCCCTCGACCAGGAGGAGGTAGCGGCGGAGGTCGCGGATGTCGTCGATCAGGCCCTCTGCGCGCCCGTCGGCGAGCGTGCGGGCGAAGATGTCGTAGCGGTCCACCGCCATCTCCTCGCCGTCCCCGGCGCGGAGAACCACGGGCGTGGTCATGGCGTTCTCCAGCCGGTCCCACTTGCGGGCCAGCATCATGAACGCCCCGACGCCCCCGCGCCGCTTCCAGCTGTCGCCGTAGGACTGTTGGGCCTTCATCAGGCCCTTCACGTCCTCGTCGGCCACGTCGCGGAGGCGGTTGAGGTAGGGGTCGGTGGGTTCCAGGTCGCGCTCGAACGGGTCGAGTTGGTTCATGGCTTCTCCAGCGGCAGTCGGTCCGAGGTGCGCTCCCAGGTGAAGTCCTGGAGGAAGGCGCGGGCCTCGGTCGGAAGGTCGGCCACGGCGAAGTGGCCATTGTCGATCACGGCTTGGGCGTTCAGGTTGCCCAGGGCACGTTGGTCGTGGGCCCAAAGGTACAGCTCCAGGCCGTCCACCGCCTTGAGCCAAGCCGCGTCGGACTCGCTCAGGCGCTCGAAGTCTAACCCCACAGAGGCGAGGCAGCGGTGCTCCAGCTCGTGGAGGGCCTTCCCCATCTCGGGGTTCGCCCACTTGGTCGGGGCGGGCACGTCTCCGCACCAACGCTCGCCGTAGTCGTGGACGTGGATGGCCTTGATCACCTCCATCTTCGGACTCGGGCAGAGCAGCAGGTACAGGCTCAGGGCGTCGTGGCTGTGCTGGCCGTTGGTGTAGCTCCCGTGATGGGGGAGGGTGTGCGCGCGCTCGACGTGGGAGCACTCGCGGGCGATGATCACTCGGCGGGTTCGGTTGTTCACTGGGCCGCCTCCGCACCGCGCAGGATCGCCGCGCGGCGCTCGCGCCGGTCGATCCACTCCCGGCAGGCCAACGCCCAATCGTGGGCGAGGCACCCCACCAACGCCCGTCGGGCATTGGTGTAGCGGCTCGGGTTGGTCCGCTCCTTCATCGCCACCCAGCTGTTCCAGATCGGCTTCGCCACCTCCTGGAAGAACGGGTCCACGTACTCGTCGCGGTGCGACAGCTTCAGGAAGGTGGACAGCTCGCGCCGCCAGCGGTTGATCGGCAGGTTGACCATCGGGAAGGTCGCCACCTCGCCCCGCGAGTAGTCGCACGTGCGGACCTGGGATGGCACTGGTGCGCGGTCGGCCAGCTTGCGCATCAGCTCCCAGTGCGGCTCGTACACGTGGGTGTTGGCCGACACCTGGGAGTAGGTCCCTTGGGGGACGCCCACCCAAGCGGACATGAACTCGTGGAGCATCGAGAAGTGGACCGCGTTGGCCCCGTAGGCTCCCCAGATCAGGTCGTTGGAGCGGTTGAACACCACCATGTCCAGCCGACCGTCCGGCCCGACCTGGAACGTCATGGTGAGGTTGCAGGGCGTGTCCTTGGTCTCGCGCCCGAGGTCGTGCCGCCCGTCCCAGATCGCCAGGACCTGCCGCCGGCACTCGGGGTTCGCCCGGAGCGCCGTGGCGATCGAGTGGAGCTGGTCGAGCGCGAAGTGGTGACGCCAGCGGTAGCCGTAGGCCGCGTTGAATACGTCCCCGTCGTCGCTGTACTGGGCCATCCCCGCGTTGAAGAAGGCGGGGAACTCGACATCACGCCGCCCGTCGAGCATCCACAGCGCCTCCATGAAGTGGAAGAACGGGTTGGCGTCGCGGTCGGGGTCGGTCAGGACCCGCTCGACCGGG